GAAATCGTTCACTCAAGATGAGTTGGACGCTATCGTTGGAAAACGCCTTGCAAGAGAACAGCGCAAATGGGAAAGAGATCAAGCCCAGAGGTTTGCGGAGCAACAGGCTAGACAGCCCGTCGCCCCTCCACCTGCGCCAGATGATTTTGAGAACGCACATCAGTATGCGGAAGCATTAGCTGAACAGCGGGCTCAACAGCTTCTGGCTCAACGAGAGAACGCAAGACAGCAAGCGGCGATCTTAGACAGTTATAAAGACCGCGAAGAGGAAGCGCGTGATAGATACGAGGACTTTGAACAAGTCGCGTATAATCCGAATCTTCCTGTAACGGATTTTATGGCTCAAGCCATCCAGGCTTCAGACATTGGCCCCGAAGTGATCTACCACTTAGGCTCCAATCCGAAAGAAGCCAAACGGATCGCCAATTTGCCGCCGATTTTGCAGGCAAAGGAGATCGGTAGGATCGAGGCCAAATTGGTCGCGGAACCGCCGACAAAACGCACTTCAACTGCGCCAGCTCCTCTTGCTCCTGTCACGGCTACTCGGTCAAGCTCCGGCCCTAGATATGATACGACAGACCCACGGTCTACAAAGTCGATGTCAACGTCAGAATGGATTGAAGCCGAACGGTTGCGACAGATCAAGAAGTGGGAAGCGCAAAACCGTAGGTAATTAAATCATGTCTAATTCGATTTTAACAATCGACATGATTACTCGCAAGGCTCTTGAGATCCTTGAGAATAGTCTTGTCCTCACGCGCACTGTAAACCGTCAGTATGACGACTCTTTCGCTGTAGAAGGCGCTAAGATCGGCTCGACACTCCGCATCCGTCTTCCTGACCGCGCTTTGGTTACGGACGGCGCTGCCCTTCAGGTTCAGGACGACAACGAGCAATACACCACGCTTACTGTCTCCAGCCAGAAGCACATCGGCGTGAACTTCACGACCGCCGAACTCACGATGCAGTTGGACGACTTCGCTGAACGTGTTCTGAAGCCTCGTATTTCGCAGCTCGCGTCTTCTATCGACGCCGACGTTGCAAACAGCTTCAAATACATCGGCAACTCGGTCGGCACCCCAGGCACCACGCCTGCTACGTCGCTCGTTCTGTTGCAAGCCCAGCAAAAGCTCAACGAGAACGCCGCAGTCATGCAGCCTCGCTATGCCACTGTTAACCCAGCCGCTAACGCTGCGTTGATCGAAGGCATGAAAGGTTTGTTCAACCCTGTGTCGGCTATTTCGAAGCAGTTCAAGAACGGCATGTTTGGTGAAGGCATCCTCGGCTACGATGAGCTGAATATGTCTCAGTCAATCAAGCAGTTCACGACTGGCTCGCGCACCGGCACTGTTACGGTTAGCACGACCGTTACCGCTGAAGGCTCAACCAGCATCGTTCTGACGGGCCTCGGCTCAACGGTCATCAAAGCTGGCGACGTGTTCACCATCGGTAGCGTCTTCGCTGTCAACCCACAGACCCGTGAGTCAACCGGCTCGCTGTATCAGTTCGTTGCTCTTGCTGACGTTACGGCGTCAACAACCGCTACGGTCACTGTTCCTGCGATGTATTCGGCTACTCAGGCTCTCGCTACGGTTGATGCTCTGCCGGTTTCCGGCGCGGCTGTCACGTTCCTCGGCGCTGCTTCAACGCAGTATCCACAGAACTTGATCTATCACCGCGACGCGATCAGCTTCGCTACCGCCGACCTTCTGCTTCCGCAGGGTGTCGATATGGCAAGCCGTCAGGTTCACAATGGCATCAGCTTACGCGTTGTTCGTCAGTATGACATCAACAACGACCGTCTGCCTTGCCGTATTGACGTGCTTTATGGCTACAGCGTGATTCGTCCGCAGATGGCCGTTCGCCTTTGGGGCTAATAAGCGATGGGCCTTCGGGCCCGTCCTTTTCTCATCTTTCTGGAGTTTAACCCATGACAACTACTCAGAACGCGGCTTATCCGCTTGAGACGTTTGGCCCTTACGGCGCTATTCCGCAGGGCACAGGCGGCTATCAGTTTTCGGCAGGCAATCTAACTGAGCCTCTTATCTTTGCGCAGCCTGCGCCTTCCGCTCTTACGGGCGCTACGGTCACGGTTACTGTTGACAACCTTGCCAACGGCCTCATTACCGTTGATTCTGGCGGCACGGACGCTGGCACCTACACGTTCCCAACGGGCGCGTTGATTGATGCGGCTTTCCCTAGCCTCAAAGTCAATTCAGGCTTTGACGTTCATATCATCAACCTCGGCGACAACGCCGCGAATGATGTGACGTTCGGCGCTGGCACGGGCAATTCGATTGTTGGTCAGGCTATTGTTGTTGACGCAGCCGCTGCGGCCCCAACAAACCCAGCATCGGCTACCTTCCGCTTCCGTAAAACCGGCACGGCTGCGTATTCGATCTACCGCATCGCATAATAGGGTGGGCGCAAGCCCACTCTTCTCTCTTTAGAGGACATTACCATGCCAAACACCAAAGCGGTTGGTGTTGCTTTTTCTGATCCTGAACTCGTAGCTGGCACAACCATCACGGGCGCAACGATCACTGGGGCGACGCTGGACTCTACAACCAAAGTTCTCTCTAACATCTACAGCGGCTATTCTGAGAGTCAGCAAGGCGCTACGATTGCGGTCACTACTGGCGGAACTAATGATGTTTTTCTCATCGTAGCCTCTGCGGGTGTTCTTACTTCAGCGCTCTTTTCTGGCGTAGATGCTTTGGCTGCTAATGACACGAACTACATTACGTTCAGCATTACCAATCTTGGTCAGGCTGGCGCTGGTTCAGCGGCTATGTTGGCGGCTACTGACGCTAACACAACCAAAGCAACGGGCGGTTCAGCTATTACAGCTAATGCCAAGCGCACATTGACGCTTAACGGCACCGCTGCCAATTTGGTTGTTGCTGATGGTGATCGTTTGCGTATCCGCGCTACGGTTTCTGGAACGCTTGCTAACACCGTTACATTCCCCGTCTATAATCTGGAATTTTCGGTAGCTTAATATATAGCGGCCTACGGGCCGCTGTATTTCTTTAGAAAGTAACCAATGGCTGTTATTTATTTGAAACACCCCGAACATGGGGTTAAAGTGGCGTGTCTCGACCTAGAGGCCGAAGCCGATATTGAGAACGGCTGGGAGAGGTTCGACCCAAATGACGACATACAGTTGCTATCAGCAAATAGTGGGGGCGATGAGGCTTCTCGGAGTGTTAGCCGAAGGCGAAACGCCTTCCGCCGAGACAGCGAATGACGCGCTCTTTGCGCTGAACCAGATGATCGACAGTTGGAATACCGAACGACTGTCGGTGTTCTCAACGCAAGATCAAATATTCAACTGGCCGTCAGGCGAACGTAATCGCACATTAGGCCCGACGGGCGACTTTGTGGGTTTACGTCCTGTATTGCTGGACGACGCGACTTATTTCCGCGATCCGCAGACTAATGTGTCTTACGGCATTAAATTTATTAACCAGCAACAATACGATGGTATTGCTGTCAAGACGGTAACGTCTACATATCCACAAGTTATATTTACCAATATGACCTATCCAAACATTGATATGGTCATCTATCCAGTCCCTTTAAGACTGTTAGAATGGCATTTTATCTCGGTTGAAAAACTATCCGAACCAGCGCTTCTTTCGACCGAAATGTCTTTCCCGCCAGGATACTTGCGGGCCTTCCGTTACAATCTGGCTTGCGAGCTTGCGCCTGAGTTTGGCGTCGAGCCATCGCCTACGGTCAGCCGTATCGCTATGTATAGCAAGCGCAATCTGAAGCGCATCAATAACCCTGACGACATCATGGCTCTGCCTTACAGCATTGTCGGCACACGCCAGCGCTATAACATCTATGCGGGCAACTACTGATGGTCGCAACGCCTATTCTTGGCTCTAGTTATGTCACCCGCAGTCCAAATGCGGCTGACAACCGAATGATTAATTTGTTCCCTGAAGTTATACCTGAAGGCGGAAAAACCGCCGCATGGCTTCAGCGTGCGCCAGGATTACGTTTGCTCGCCCGCGTTGGGTCAGGGCCGATCAGAGGTCTTTGGACATTTGCCGACCCTAACACAGCGGTTCCTTACGGCTATGTCGTGTCAGGAACTAAGCTCTATAAATTAGCAACTGATTATACTTTTACGGATCTTGGCACTGTTATTGGAACAGGCCAAGTCAACATGGTCGATAACGGCACGCAGCTCTACATCGCTGCGGGCGCAAAGGGTTATATCTACAACGCCAATACAAACGTCTTTGCGGAGATCACTGATGTTGACTTTTATGGCGCAGTTGGTGTCGGTTTTCTGGATGGTTACTTTGTTTATAATGAACCAAACAGTCAAAACATATGGGTTTCATCCCTTAACGACGGCACGGCGGTAGATCCGACAGACTACGCCAGCATTGACGGCTCGCCTGACAATCTTGTCACGCTGCTTGTCGATCACCGCGAAGTCTGGTGCTTTGGTTCTAACTCCGTTGAAGTTTGGTATAACGCAGGTCTTCCGACATTTCCTCTAGCGCGTATTCAAGGCGCGTTCAACGAAATTGGTTGTCTTGCGGCTTACTCAGTAGCCAAACTCGACAATGGTATTTTCTGGCTTGGGTCTGACGCACGCGGTAATGGTATCGTCTATCGGTCAAAAGGCTACTCAGGCGAGCGCGTCTCGACGCACGCTGTTGAGTGGCAGATCCAGCAATACACTAATCTTTCAGATGCTGTCGGCTATACTTATCAACAGGACGGCCATAGCTTTTATGTTCTGAACTTTCCGACCGCTGATACGACATGGGTTTATGACGTAGCTACACAGGTCTGGCATGAGCGGGCTGGCTGGGAAAATGACGCCTTCACCCGCACACGCGGTAACTGCCAGATGAACTTTAACAACACGATTGTTATCGGAGACTATCGCGTTGGTGAATTATACGCCTACGATCCTAACGTCTATTCAGAAGCAGGCACGATTCAAAAGTGGCTCCGCTCTTGGCGTGCGCTGCCAACAGGCCAGAACAATCTAACCCGCACGACGCAGCATAGTCTTCAACTAGATTGTCAAGCGGGCGTTGGTCTTGAAGGTGTTGATTATCAGTATTTAGATGGTTTGTTTCTCATAACGGAGAGCGGCGACCGGCTTCTTACGGAATCTAATGATTATATTATAGCGCAAGGCGCTCCGCTTGCCCCAGGCGTTGACCCGCAGGTTATGCTGCGCTGGTCGGATGATGGCGGCCATACATGGTCTAACGAGCACTGGAAATCTATGGGCCGTATAGGTCAAACAGGCTACCGCACGATCTGGCGGCGGCTTGGCATGACGTTGAAATTGCGTGATCGGGTGTATGAGATCTCAGGCACTGATGCGGTGAAAATCGCTATCATGGGCGCAGAACTGCACATGAGCCCGACCAATGCCTGATGTAGTTAATAACACACAGATACCAGCGGCTCGCGTCAAAATGAACGACGACGTTACGGGCTTCGTTAATCGGCCTTGGTATCGTTGGTTTTTTAATACTTATACGGCTGTTGAAGCTGGTCGCCGATATGGATCATTCTATAGCACAACAACATTTACGCCTGCGGCTATAAACACAGCGTATGCAATAACCTTCAACAACACTTATACCCGCGCCGACGGATCCGATTTGACTTATGGTGTTTATATCGGCACACCAACGTCTCGCGTTTATGTAGACAATACAGCTACATATAATTTTCAGTTTTCCGCGCAAATACATAATACGGCAGGCGGCACTAAGCGCGTTTATATATGGCCTCAAATAAACGGTATCAATGTAGATGATTCGGCGACAGAAGTGACATTAACCGGCGGATCTAACGACGCGATTGTCGCCGCATGGAATTTCGTGCTAAACCTTCAGACAGGCGATTATTTTGAGCTGGTCTATTCCTCTAGCAATTTAAATGTCTCAATTCCGTATGTGGCTGCGTCTAGTCCTGTTCCCGCAATTCCTTCGGTCATTCTGACCGTAACAAGTAGTGTAGGTGGTTAAATGGCTGTTCTTACGCCAGTTGCTAAGATGCAATTCCTTGACGCGACAGGCGCTCCGCTTGTTGGCGGTCTTCTTTATACCTACGCGGCGGGCACAACAACGCCTCAAGCGAGCTATACGGACTCTACCGGCGCGCAAGCTAATACTAATCCTGTTGTCCTAGACGCACGCGGCGAAGCGAATATCTGGCTGGCGTCTGCAACGTATAAATTTAAACTTGCGGCTGCGGATAATACTGAACTTTGGACGGTTGATAATATCTCCGCGCCTACTTCGTCGCTGTCGCCTGTTCTATCGGGCAACGTGACGATTGACTCTAACTCGGCTGGCCCTGCGCTTAAGATCACACAGACCGGCACCGGCCCTGTGTTGCGCGTGCAGGACAGCGTAGACCCTGACGTTACGCCTTTTATTATTGATTCTACAGGTCAAGTGGGTATTGGAACGCAATCGCCGTCAACAGCTTTTGACGTTAATGATGGCGTCATTCAGCTATCCAGTAGCGGCGTGTCGCGCACGACCATATCGGCAGATGCGTCTAACTCGACAATAAACTCGCCAAGCACACGCGGGCTTATTCTCTCAACTGGCGGCACACCTCGCATTACTATAGCGAGCGGTGGCGGCGTTACTTTCTCCGGCGCTGTCACGGCGTCAGGCGGCGCAACTATCACAGGTAATGTGGCCGTCACAGGCACGCTATCTTCTACAAGCACATTAACAGTATCTTCAGGCGGTGCAGCTATTACAGGCAATAGCACCGTCACCGGCACACTAAACGCTACAAGCACATTAACGGCTCAAAATGGGTTAACCGTATCGGCAGGCGGCGCGGGCATTACTGGTAATAGCACCGTTACCGGCACGCTGACATCTACGAGCACATTAACGGCTCAGAACGGTTTGACCGTATCGGCGGGCGGCGCGGGCATTACGGGTTTGCTGACGGCTAATAGCGGCGTCTCTGTCCCATCGGGGAATGTTAGCGTCACTGGCACCGTAACGGCTACGACTTTTACGGGCGCGTGGACGAACTTACCGGCTGGGACGGTCATGCTGTTCGTGCAAACGTCTGCGCCTACAGGCTGGACAAAATCAACAGCGCATGACAACAAGGCGCTTCGTGTCGTATCTGGCGCAGCTTCGTCAGGCGGCTCGGTGGCATTTACAACAGCTTTTGCTTCTCAAAGCGTCAGCGGCACAGTTGGTAGCTATACGCTGACAACAGCCGATATACCGGCGCATAACCATACCGCAACATCAACTGTTACTGATCCAGGACATTTTCATAATTATGATAAAGTAAGCGGCACCGCGCAAGCTGTCGGTGGATCTGGTTCCAGCTATTTTACGGGAACGGCTTCTACAGCTACTGACACAAAAACAACAGGCATTACGGTTGCCACAACTACGGCTAATACAGGCAGCGGTGGAGGCCATAGTCACAGTTTCACCGGCACGGCAATCAATCTTGCCGTTCAGTATGTAGACGTTATCATCGCAACGAAAGATTAGACATGGAGCTGAAGAACGGAACTTTTTGTCCTTTAATTAAGAAAGACTGCGTGCAACTTAAGTGCGCGTGGTTTACCCTTCTCAGGGGCACAAACCCCAACACGGGCAAAGAGGTAGACGAATGGATGTGCGCTGTAACGGCGCTACCTATGCTACAGATCGAGGTCGCCAAAGAAGTCCGTCAGGGCGCAGCGGCAACTGAATCGTTCCGTAATGAAGTAGTTGGAATATCTCAGGCTCCGCAGGTTAGATTTTTGAGTAACTCGTGATATAAGAGGCATCATGGATCCGTTCACATTAGCACTTTTAGGCGGCACGGCGTTAGCGTCCGGCGGCCTTAACTATGCCGGATCTAGGGCCGCTGCGGGCGCTCAAGGCGGTGCGGCCTCTACTAGCGGTATGTTGGGATTTATTGCTCAACAGCAAGCGCGTGAAGAAGCACGCCGAATGGCCGAGAAAGGCGCTGAAGCGGGCCGTGAATTTTACGGCATGGGTTCCGCTGACGTAAAAGATTTTTATGGTAGAGGCACTAAAGCCCTAGAAGATTATTATGGTAAGGGCTCACAGGTCTTAGAAGATTATTATGGCAAGGGCACTAAGTCCTTAGAAGATTATTATGGCAAAGGCACCGCCGACATAAAAGATTTCTACGGTAAAGGCGCGCAGGTCTTAGAAGATTATTATGGTAGAGGCGCTAAATCCTTAGAAGATTATTATGGTAAAGGCACTAAAGCCTTAGAAGACTATTATGGTCGCGGGCGCGAAGATGTTTTAGGCCAAGCTCAACGCGGCGAAGATATTGGCCGCGAATTTTACGGCCAAGGCGTAGCGGCTCAACAGCCTTACACAACCGCAGGCACGGCGGCTACTAATCAATTAGCTATGCTACTTGGCGCTGGAGTTGCACCGGCGGGCGGCGATTTTGGCGTTCAAGGCGCACCCGATAGCTTTGGCTCATATGCTCGTCAGCCGACGCTCGCTGAACTCCAAATGGATCCTGGCTATGAATTTCGGCGTCAAGAGGGCGAGAAAGCCTTACAACGCTCTATAGCTGCGGGCATTGGTGGTCAAAGCCGTGGTGGTGGCGGTCTTAAAGCGATGGCTGATTATAGCCAAGGGCTTGCCAGCCAAGAATACGGTAACGCCTATAACCGTTTTATGGCGAATCGTGAAGCTGCCATGCGAGGTCTTCAGAATCTTGCTGGCACAGGTGCAAACGCAGCGGGCACTGTGTCAAATTTAGCGGGTAGTATAGGCAATGCGCTTGCCGGTAATCGCTTTAACACAGGCGCTAATTTAGGTAGCGCAGCCACAACGACAGGCGGTAATATTGGATCTGGCGCGTTTAATACTGGCGCTAATTTAGGAAGCGCAGCTACAACGACAGGTGGTAATATAGGATCTGGCGCTTTTAATGCTGGGGCGAATTTAGGTAACGCCGCTATGACAACGGGCGCTAACTTAGGTAATGCCGCTATGACAACGGGCGGTAATATTGGATCTGGCGCGTTTAATACCGGCGCTAATATAGGTTCGGCGGCTACAACGGCAGGGGCTAACCTTGGTAATCTTGCGTCTAACGCTGGCGGCACGGTCGCTGGCGCTTACACAGGCGCAATTCCTACATTGGCTGGTCTTACATCAGCTAATCCATATGGTGCGGGTATGGAAAACGCTGCGGCAGCGCGCGCGTCTGGTTATGTGGGTGGCACCACAGCGCTTGGAAATGCTCTCAACAGCGGCATGGGTAATGCGCTGGCGTATAATATGATGAACAATATGTATCCAGGGACAGCTAACAGGAATAATTTTTCCGGCGTAGGGTATGCTATGGGCGCGCCGACCTATGCCCCAGGGTTTACGCCTGGGTTTGGCGGGGCACCTACTTACGGCGCACCAAGATTTTAAGGTGATTTAAATGCCAGTTGATTACACAATAGCTGCACGCGGCGCACAAGCTAATACAGCGCCTGACTTTGCGAACATGCTGGCTCAATACCAGATGATGGGATTGCGGGCCCAACAGAATCAGTTGGCGCAACAGCAACTAGCTGAATATGAACGCGCGCGACAAGAAGACGAAATGGTTCGCCAGTATTATTCGCAGCCAGGAATGGATCCTTTTTCGCGGCAAACCTTTGCTGGTTTAGCGCCAAAAAGTCCTACCGCCTTTTTTAAAGCAATGCCTGCTTACTCAGGAATGTTTGCTGAGAGAGCCAGAGAAGAGGCGTTAAGAGGATCTGAGCGCCGCGCGGAAGAAGAACAACCATATAAAATGCAAGAGGCTATAGGAAAAGGACGTAAGGCAAGTTCTGAGGCAACCGCCGAAGATCTTAAATCTGCACAACGTCTTGTTGCACCTGCGTATATGGCGCGCGACCCTGCTACTTTTGAGTCGAGATACGCACAAGTATATTCAGATCTTCCTGAAAGAGTGCGCGACCGTCTAGGCCCAAGACCATCTATGCAAGATATTGAGGCGTTTTTATCGACGCCAGAAGAAATCTTGCAGGCGCGTAAACCCATTCCAGGCATGAAGACTGGCGAACTCATTGCCACGCCTACGGGTAGACCAGGGGAACCAGCTATAGCTGTCGAACCTCGGTATGTGCCTCCTACCAATGCGTTAGCGCCTCAAGGCGGCGTTAATAATATGGGCCGTTTAGTTACGGACATGGGGCCGCAACAAATAGATCCAGTTATTCAAAAAGAATTACTCCGACAGGAACAACTTAAACAACTGCCCCCAGGCCCAGCCCGCGAGAAAGCGGGCGCGCGTATGGACATTGGTGACAATTTAGGTGTTATTGATGAGCAATTAACGGGTCTTGCTGAAGCAGGCGGAATACCTCGCGCAGGCGCTACAAGTTCTGAGAATTGGAAAGCTGCTTTCCGTAAAAGTTCGACCGGCCAAGCATTAGGCAATCTAAGCGATTCCGAAGTAAACGCGCGTTTAGCGGCGCTTCGCACAGCGTCTACGGTTCTTAAAGCGCAGCTTCGTAAAGGTCTTGAAATGGGCGTCACGCAGATGGACGCGGTTAAAGAATCGGAAAAGCTCGACCAAGCTCTGCTTAACCCAGATAGCGTTAAAGCATTAAGTCAAGGCTACGCTTCTATAGATGTGTTAAAGAAATTACTTGGCGGTGGTGCTCCTATGGCGCAGCCTGCGACAAGAGGTAGAGCGGGCGAAGCGCCTAAATCAAATGTCGGCGATTTTTTTAAGTGAGTTGAAATGGTTGATTTTGCCGCCAGTATTAAAGCAGCTAAAGATGCGGGTCATTCTGATGAAGAGATCCGTCAATATCTTTTGTCGCGGCCTGAAAGCGCTAAAGCGCGCGAAGCCGGACATACTGACGCTGAAATATTAGATCATTTTGGGTTAGCTGAAGCCGCGCCAGCATCGCGCGGTGAGGTGTCGTTCTTAGACGACTTAGAAAAATACAGTAAAAAAACAGGCATAGGATACATGCCACCTGAAGGTTTTGGCGCGACTACCAGCGGTAAAGTATTAAATTACTTAGGCGAGACAGTAGAGAATATACCTGAAAGCGCCGTCGGTTTTGCAGGCCAAGCGGGCGACTTGCTTACGCTTCCTTTTGACCCTGAACGCCGCGGCCAAATACTACCCGCATTAGGTGAAGCTGTCGCGGGCGCTCCAATGGCTATTAGTAAGGGCATTACGAAAGCCGTTTCTAGCCCTAGACAAACGGCGTTAGATGTAGCCGAAGCATTTAAAAAAGATCCTGTCGGCACGATGGCTAATGTGTCAGCGTTAACAGGATTAGGCGGCGCGATAAGAGGTGGCGGCGCGCTGTCAACAATATCGCGTATGACAAGTCCTGCCGCTATACCTGAGTTAGGCGCAAGAGGCGCAGGCGTTATCGCTGAACGTGTAGCTCCATCTGTGCTTGCGCCGTTCAGCCAGCGCGCAGCGGAGAACGTCGTAGAGAATCAATTATTCGGCGATGTGATGACTAACCCGCAAGCTGTAGCATCAGCGATGCGAGCTAACGTCCCTGTAACGCCAGGGGCACCAATAGCCACAGCGGGGCAGCGATTAGCTGAAGCTGGACTTTATGAGCCTAGATTAGCCGCGCGCGAAGCAAGTCTTTTATCCGTGTCTTCTCCGGCTGGTCGTGAGGCTATGGTCGCGCAGCAAACACGGTTGCAGGCTATTCAAGATCAGCTTGCACGAATTGACGCGCAGATACAGCAACAAGGTATGGCGATGTCGCCGCAAGCGCGGGCGCAGTTGAGTGAGACGCGCAATCAGTTGTTGCGTCAATACGCGACTGAAGAGGCTGCGGGTCGTCAAGCGCTCGGCGCTACGGGCGAGATGCTGCCTGCTACAGGTCAGCTCGCGCCAGGAGAGGCATTAAGTCAGCGTCTCGGCGAAGCGCGCGATGCTTTCCGTGAGCAGCGCATTACGCCGCTTTATGAAGATGCTTTTAGAACCGCTGGCAATCGCCGGATTGATACGCGAGGCGTTATTCAAACGGCTGAAAATATTCTTGGTGGTCGGTTAGCTGATGTGCCGCTAGGCGTTGCAACAAGAACTGTTAGAGATCTTAACGAGTTACAGCGCGGCGCGACATTACGTGAATTAGACCGTGTTCGTAAGTCCGTGAATAAAGATATTGCAGCCGCTCAAGCTGCCGGTAAGCCGATGGGCGACTTGTATGAACTGCATGGCGCTATCGACACCGCAGTCAGAGACAGCCGCGCTATTCCAGACCGCGCTAAATTTCAGTATGAAAACGCGCTGAACACTTATCGGACTGAGTTCGTCCCACGCTATAGACAGGGTATCGTCACTGACATCTTACGCACAACAAAGAAAAACCAACAGGGTTTGTTGCCAAGTCAAACGGTATCTAAGTTCTTAGCAAACGAAGATAACGCCGCGCAATTCGCACAGACCTTTGGTAATGATGCTGTTGCACGGCAGGCCATGACATCTGGTCTTCAAGATATGGCCCGCGCAGACGCGATTGATTTTACGACTGGTGCAATAGACCCTAGTAAGATTGACAATTTTGTAGGCAAGCACGCCCGTCAACTAGAGATTATGGGTATTGACGCTAATCAAGTGTTTGGCCCTGTTCGCGCTGAAGCACAGCGGCTGATGACTGGTTTAGATGAGCTTACCAATAGCGCTGCAAGAGTGCGCGGCTATGCCGACGCAAAAGCGCTTACGACGGCAGCTCTTGGCGATAAGCGGCTGATGGGCGAGCTGACTCAGCGGCTGGAAGGCCCAGCCCGCGAAGCGTTTAATAAAGAGATAACAGACCGCGCTATCGGATTCATAGCTAATAAAACACCTGACGCGGCGATGAATTATCTGCGCGATAATAGCGATACAATTCGTATGGCTATTGGTCGTGATCCATATATGCGGCTGACAAATTTGGCAGCTAACCAGAAGGCGCTTGATGAAGTAGCTAAAGCCGCACCTATGCCTGACGGTAAAATAGTTATCAAATTAGCCGATACTTTCCCGCAGGAAAAACTTACCGATCTTAAAGTCGTGGCAGATGAATTAGCGCGTTTGGATAAAGCTGACAAGCTCGCGCAAGTGCGCCCTGCCCCGACAGCGTTGAAAGCGGTTACGGAAGAAGCTGAAGAAGCTGGCGTTCCTAGAACAGCATTTAAAGGCTTTTTAGATCGTAAAGCGACGATTATGGAAAAAGTTTACTCTGCTTTTCAGAACTTTGCAGATCGTAAAACATCGGCAATTATAGCCGACGCTATGTATAAAAACCCTGAAAAATTAGCGGCTATGATTGAACGCGCAACTAAACGCGCCGCGCAACGCAGCGCGCCTAAACCGCCGGAAACACCTAGACGGACTTTAGGCCGCGCCGCGATTACGGGGGCTGTGTCAGTGCAAGATTCACTATATCCTCAAAATAGAAACGCGATGGCGAGATGACACCGATGGCTGAATATCAAGTGTTTTTTGATGTCGCCGTCGGAGTGATCGGCGTCCTGGGCGGATGGGTATTGAATACCGTCTGGGGCGCTGTCAAAGATCTGCAAGCCGCCGATAAAGAACTGGCCGAAAAGGTTGGTGAAATCGAGGTGCTTGTTGCTGGTCGTTACATCACACGCGAAGAATTTAATACCGTGCTCAATCAAGTGTTTGCAAAACTTGACACCATTCGAGATCTTGTAAGCCAGAAAGCAGACCGGCGATGAAAGAGAATTATCCACAGGCGCTTAAGCAGGTTCTCAAATATGAGGGCGGCTACGTTGACCATCCAAAAGATCCAGGCGGCCCGACGAATAAGGGCGTTACGCAAGCGGTCTATGATACTTGGCGCAAGTCGCAGAATCTCCCAACGCAGAGCGTGCGCGCTATTGCTGATTCGGAAGTTGCGGCGATTTACAAGAACCTCTATTGGGATCGTGTTTCTGGAGATAATTTGCCCGACGGCGTTGATTTTGCTGTGTTCGACTTTGCTGTGAATAGCGGAGTCAGCCGCGCAGCTAAAACCTTGCAAGCCGTTGTTGGCGTCACACAAGACGGCGTGATCGGCCCTGCAACGATCCAAGCCACTAAAACCTACGTCGCTATGGCCGTCATAAATAAACGTCTGGCGTTCATGCAGTCGCTGTCGATCTGGTCAACGTTTGGCAAGGGATGGTCTGCGCGTATTGCAGACGTTAAAGCGCAGATCATAGCGCTTGTTAAATAGAATCATTGTCGCTCTTACGGCGTCATATGTTGCAAAACTAGCGTTTATGCTTGGCATTTATTTTAGGAGGGCATTGGAATGATTAAGAACTGGAAAACCACCATCCCGGGCATTCTCACTCTCGTTGGTGTCCTCTTCAACGCTTGGCAAACTAAAACGCTTGACTGGCCTTCTTTGCAAGCTGCGTTGATTGCTATTGGTCTTATCGGCGCTAAAGATTTTAACGTAACCGGCGCATGACGACCGCGATCCTAGTCGGCATACTTTTACTTGTGCTTTACGGCGCGGCTAAAATTATTATAGCCGACGCTTACGAGCGCGGGCGGCGCGATGAAGTTGTGCGCCGTGCAGACCTGCAAGCTAAACTGAAAGCACAACAGACCAATGTCGTTATGGCCCCTAAAACCGTGGACGATACTTCTACTGATCTTGACAACGGCACTTTCTAGCTGCCAGTCAACGAGCGGCGGATCGTGTCCGCCACTCGCTCAATATTCAGTCGCTCAACAGCGCGCCGTTGCCGCTGAACTTAGGCGGCTCCGTGGAACCGAAACGGCTCAGTTTATCGTCGATTACGGCAAGCTCCGCGCGGCGTGCAGGCTTTAATTCTTCTTTCTTAGCGGGCTTCAGATCAGCGCGCTTCTTGTAGCCAATGCCGGAACCTTCTTTCTGGGCCACATAGTCATTAGCAAACATCGCCGCAAACGCTTCGTAGTTCATTGCGTCAAGACGACTGTCAATATGCGTCGGGCTGCTAAACGCTCTTGCGTTCTTAACGCAGACCATGATGATGGCTACCTCAAAGGGGTGAATATCGCGGCCCAGACGCAAAGATGCCAGATCAGCAATAAGCTGAAAATTATCTTCAATTCCACCGTAATCAGCCCCTCGCTCGCCGATTATTTCGCTTGCCTGTTGTAGTAGATCGTGCGGATTCATCAATTTCCCCTAATAGTTCGGCTCGCTCACGCAACATTCGCAACGTCGTGTAACGCTGATGCAAACGTATAATGACCGTAGACCTGCGAGCGTTCTTGCGCTCGTCACCCAAGAGATCCAATACCTCTTGTTCCGTATAGTCCGTCAGGACTTCGTTCAATTCACGCCAGTTCATTTAAAGCTAACTCCGCTAACGAACGCTTGTCATGCAGACTTGCGTAGATGCGCTCGTCAATAGTCTTATTACAGATTATAACATAACACCACACTTCTTTTGTCTGCCCGCTGCGGTGCAATCGTCCAATGGTCTGTTCGTAAAGCTCAAGCGACCACGGCAGAGATAAGAAAATGATTTTATTGCCGCCGAACTGTAGGTTCAGCCCGTGCCCTGCGCTCTTTGGATGCAGGGCCAAAAGCTCAAGTTCACCTTTGTTCCACTTGTCAACAACATTTGCGTCATCCATAGTAGAGAGTTGTGGATAACGTCTTTTAAGTTCTGCTAACTCTTCTTTGTAGTTATAAACGATGATCGTGTTCGCTCGTTGATTCTCTTCGAGTATTTCATCCAACAGATCAAACTTATGGGATCCGATCCATTCCGGCTTATCCAGTCCGTAAATGAAGCCGCCGGCAAGTTGCTGAAGCTTTTGCGTAACAACCGCCGCCGTTGGAGCGCTGATGGTCTGATTAAGTTCAAGGACAAAATCCTTTTTCATTTTATTATACGGCGCGAGATCCATATCGCAACGCATTGGTATGACGTTTAGCGGCGGCAACTTATCTTTATACTCGCCAGCCTCTAGCACATACGACGCTGGTTTGATCGCGGCCATGACATGCGTGAGCGCTTCCGGCAGCGGTTCCCACTGTTGATAGTCACGATTAACACAGTAAAAATACTGTTGCAGGAACGCGCCTTTGCTGCGGCCTAACAGCTTCTGGTCAACGACTTTACATTGACCGAACACGTCTTCCAGACCGTTAGACGTAAACGATCCTGTCAAGCCCCAGCGTATGTGAAACTTGTCAAGGATTTTTAATAAGTATTTAAACCTTTTACCGCTTGGGTTTTTTAATCGCGTAAGCTCATCAAAAACCAAACCGTCAAAAGTAGTGGGATCAATGCTAGGAATATTGTCATAGTTCGTCACCACTATATCGGCGTCAGAGTCAAAGGCGGCTTTGCGTTGCGCTGGCGTGCCAACTGCAACAGATATATCAAATTCAGGGCACCATTTCTGCCCTTCCTGTCGCCAAACATCAGTGCAAACGCGCTTTGGTGCAAGCACTAACCAGCGATCAACGAAGCCGCGGGCTAACATTTCTGTCATCGCGGTTAATGTTATTGCTGTTTTACCTGCGCCGACAGGCGCAAGAATCAGTGCTCTATCGCGTGCGAAGAGAAAGTCTGCGGCTTCATGTTGATACGGTCGTAAGTCCATCTATCTACCTGTTCACGATTCCAGAGGCACGCATAACGCTGATTCAATTTACGCATATCTTCGGCAAATAATTTTTGTAGCGCGGACAGCTTGCCGCCGTCCTTTTTTAACTCTACAAACCACGTCTCGCCGTTTGGCAAACAGACAATTCTGTCAGAAACGCCACGATTTGATAGGCTGTTAAATTTAAATGCAAGGCCGTTAAGTGATTGAACGGACTTAACAAAGTAGCGTTCAATGTCTTTTTCCAAATCAATCATAAAAAACTTATTGACACATCTGTAATAAATTGTCTAGTATGCAAATCACGAAAGGTAGTCTACAATGCACTCGGATATAGTCGGCGGTTCCACAGCGAAGCGCGTAATGAACTGCCCTGGCTCAGTTAAGCTGGCGCAATCCGTTCCCCCAAGACCATCATCAAAATATGCAGAGGAAGGATCACTGTTACATGACGCAATGGACAAGATCCTCTCTCACAGTGCATCTCCTGATGATTTCGGTCTTGGCGATGATCTCATTGAGCGTAAACTACGCCCTGCCCTTGACGCGCTGAATGAGATTGATCCTGACACACAGATGGAATTTCAGACTGAAGTTTCCGTCTCTTTCGGAGGGTATCTAGCTGGCGTATTCGGATCCTGTGACCTCATTGGTCGTATTGGCAATCGTGCAATTGTTCTCGATTGGAAGTTTGGTGATGGGGTGGCGGTGGATGCTGTCGAGAACCATCAGCTTATGTTTTATGCCGCTGCGGCTATGCGGACTGATGACGTCCGTTGGGCGTTCGAGGGCGTTACTGAAATAGAGTGTGTCATTGTCCAGCCGCCATATGTCAAGCGTTGGCTTACAACGCCTGGGCGCGTTAAGGCGTTTGAGCGTGAGCTGTATGATGCTGTAACGGTAGCATTGCGGCCTAATGCGCCTGTGGCGCTTGGCGATCATTGCAAGTGGTGCCCTGCTAAACCTATTTGCCCTGCAATGACGGGCGAGACAGAGCGCGCGCTAAAGACTAAACTCAACAGTATAACGCCAGAGGGCTACGGCAATGCGCTTATTATCGCTGACCGCGTTGAAGAGTGGGCTAAAGAAATACGCAGCATGGCGCAGCAAGCGCTTGAGAACGGTATCGCCATCCCAGGATTTAAACTTGTGCCAAAGCGTCCGACCCGTCAGTGGGTCAACGACGAAGGCGCACTGGAAGCTCTTAGAGAAATGGGACTTGAGCTTGATGAATTAACAGAGACGAAGTTAAGATCGCCAGCGCAGTTAGAGAAGGTGTTGAAGAAACACAAGCTCGAACTGCCGAAAGATCACGTCGTCGCTGTTTCAACGGGTAACACGATTGCGCCGGAGTCAGATCCGCGTCCAGCCGTGTTGCAACTCGGTAAGCACATCCGTGCTGCCACACTTAAACTACAGGTGAAGTAATGTCCGATTTAGTAAAGTTTAATGTTGAACATAACGTAATAGCTAATCTTTCACAGGTGTTGCGTTCGGTTAAAACCGACTTTGCGCCTATGAACGCGGCAATTATCAAGATGGACAAGACCGGCCACTGGGTTGTCGGCGCTGACCAGACTGAAATTGAGAAGACTAGCGTATGGGCGGTCAATCCTTTTTCTTTCATCCACGGCTTTATTGCTTGGGGACAAGGCGAAGTATTGGCTGAGAAGATGTATCCGATAAATGTCGATCTTGATTCAATAGATCTTGGGCCACCTCCTAGTGGCGCTGCGCGTGGTTGGGAAAACCAACTGGGCATGGCTGTGAAATGTGTGCAAGGCTCTGATGAAGAGTTAAACGCGCGTTTCTCAACAACGTCAGTTGGTGGTAAGCGCGCCCTAACAGCGCTTATGCACCAAGTAGCGGATAAATCTGACTCAGATCCTGAAGCGATAGTGCCGCTGGTAGAACTTGGTAGTGAATACTACGCACATAAGGTTTATGGTCGTGTTTACACTCCTGTATTTAAGATCATTAAGTGGATCGGCTTAGACGGCAGCGCCGGTGAGGATGTGATACCTGAACCGGCAAGCACGGTGCGCCGCCGCCGTAGCTGATATTCATCTAGGTATGATCGTCTCCTAGATGGATTGCGGGGCGGTATTCGCGTGACATCGGGCCGCCCCGTTAACTTCCAAACAGAAAGATAAGAAGATGGCCGAACGTAAAGTTTGGAATGATGCAACACGTCTAACGTCCAAAGAACAAGAGGTATATAAACTCTTTCAAAAGGGCTTTAGAGTTAAAGACATCGCTGTGATTCTTAGCATTACGCCAAGCGCAGCGCGGACAAGATTAGCTCTAGCAAAGGATAAGGTGCGCTGTGGCGGATAAACTTTTCATACCGGCCTACTGGCCGTTCTTTAAATCGGGCGAACTGCGTCGCTTCGATTATACCGCGCCGGATACACCGTCGTTCACGTCTGTGTTTAGTTACGACAAGGGCAGCGATAGTATGTTGTATAACAACTACGACAGCGCCGGGACGTGGCTGAACAAATGGTATTATCAATATCGCACTGGCTTTGGCGTTGCTGAATGGCGCGATGATTATCCTGGCAACAAGAAAGTTGTTCTTAATCCGCCGATAGGCTGGGGTGAATTTCAGGACGTTGGGTCTGATTACATTGATTACCCTGCGTTTGATTTCTTTAAATGCTGGCCGCCAGCCGCAAGTAAGGGCGTGCAGATCGTGCACTTTGAAGAGCACATCTCACAAATCAATGTGATGGGCGTGTATTACCAAGACGTGATCCAGTTCACCTATCTACAGAACTGGAACGGCAAGCCCGCAACAGGCGCGCGTTACTGGATGGCGCTTGGCGTCGGGCCGATCAAGACGCAGTTCTTAACGCAGGACGCGAAAGATCCAACGAAGATAGAGGAGTCAGTCGTATGGGAAGCGAAGATAACGACCGTGAACGGGTAAGAGATATTATTAAACGTCTGCTAAATCGCGCGGTAAATGCTGAGATTATAAAAGAAAAGCCAAACCTTTATTATGACGCAGCGCATCAAATTGAACAACTCTACGATGAGAATGAAACGCTGCGCCGCGACGTAAAGACAGCGGTTATGGGTGACAGCGCAGAATTGCGGGATGTAAAGCGCGAGAATGCGAAGTTTTACGCGCAGGCTGAGATGAACGCTCGGCTGCTAACTGAAAACGCAAGTCTCCGCGCTGAGAATAAGATGTTGCGAGAAAGATTAGACGAAATTTGGCAAGGATTACAAACAGTGTGCGGCGACGTCCGCGCCGCTATTCGGGAGAGTGGGGATGAGTGACGAAGAAACACGACTAAAGCAACTGATGGGCGATCTACTATTCACCATTAAAGAATACTCTGACAAACATGAGAAACCCGATGAGATACTTTTTGTTCTTGACCGCATCGTTGACGCTTATCGCACAGCCTTTGAAAGCACAGGAGGTGGAGACGCCAAGATTCACTGAGATGAATTACGGCGAACAGACTTTCATCTACGACCGCAACGGGCGCATGGTCGCTGCGGGCGTAGGCGATGAGTATGGCATGTATTACAGCAACCGCTACGGCCAGACTATCGGCACAAGATATGATGCGCCAAAATGATCTGGCTCGATTTTGAAACGCGCAGCGAGTGCGATCTGACGACGGCGGGCGTATATAACTACGCTCGTCATCCGACGACGCAGATCTTGTGCATGGCCTTTGCATTTAACAACGATAGCGTCAACGTCACAACTAACGTGTCGGAGATGCGTAAGATAATATCTGAGGCGCATGACCAACAGATCTGCGCGCACAACGCCGCTTTCGAGCGGCTTATTATCACGCATGTGCTCGGCATACCGATGGTTATAGATCGCTTCTACTGCACCTCTGCACAGGCACGCGCTAACTGTATGCCAGGATCGCTAGAAGATGTCGGTCGTTTCATGGGCGCGTCAATGCGTAAAGATCACAAAGGTGGCGCGCTCGTTAAGAAGCTCTGCACGCCGCCGTTCAAAGGCACTGATGAAGACATGCAGGGATTGATTAACTACTGCGCGCAGGACGTTCGCGTCATGCGTGACTTTAGCCTACGCATACAGCCGTTGAGCGAAGAACAGCTTAAAGATTATCACGTCAACGAGCGCATCAACGACAGAGGCGTGCGCGTCGATGTCGGACTATGCAAAGCCGCGCTAGCGTATTCTGAGATTGAGGTTGTTGATATTCAAAAGCGCGTGACTGAGATTACGAAAGGCGCGATCACATCAGTCCGCAGTCCTAAGATGCGCGAGTGGGTGTTAGCGCGGCTGGGGCCGGATGCGTTAAAGCTGGCTGTCAAGAACGATAAGCCGTCTATCGACAAGAGCGTGCGGGCCGCGCTGTTGTCAATAGACGACCCTGACCAAGTGCCGCCCGATGTTCTTGAGGTTATCCAAGCCGCCGATGATATGTGGGCGTCGTCTGTCGCTAAGTTCAAACGCCTCGAACAACTCGCGGGTGATGATAATCGCGTGCGCGGCGCGTTTGTATTCGCAGGTGGCAGCGCAACAGGTAGAGCGTCATCATACGGGGCGCAAGTGCATAACTTCGCGCGTAAGTGTGCAGACAAACCAGACTCGGTTCGTCAAGATATGGTGCGTCGTAAACCGATAGTGCCTATACATGGTAAGCGCGTCACTGATGTGCTCAAGGGTATGTTACGCCCCGCGTTAATACCAGCCACTAACAAAAAGTTTGTAGTAGCAGACTGGGCGTCCATTGAAGCCCGTATAACTCCGTGGTTGTCCAATAACGGTCAAGCCAAACTAACTTTGTTTGAGACGGGCGCTGATGTTTATAAAGTAAACGCCGCTAAAACATTTAATATTGAAGTAGACCAAGTAACAAAAGATCAGCGACAAATCGGTAAAGTTCAAGAGCTTGCGTGTGGTTTCGCTGGCGGTGTCGGCGCGTTCGCTGCGATGGGGCGCATCTACGGCATTGATTTACCTGAGAATGAAGCAAACAAGATGGTCAAAGGCTGGCGCAAAGCAAATGATTGGGCCGCTGAGTTCTGGTCTGCGCTAGAAGTTGCATACATTGACGCAATGCGAAATGACGACAAGGAATATGAAGCGGGCCGCGTAAAATACTTGCGGCAAAACAGACACCTTTGGTATATTCTCCCTTCGGGCCGGATGCTTTGCTATCCGTATGCCGAATTTAATGCCGCAAAAGAAGAGGTGACATACGCAAAAGCGTCTTTCAAGCCTAGCGCCGATGCTAAACAATGGCCGCGCGCGAGGTTATGGAAAGGATTAGCTTGTGAAAATATTACACAAGCTACCGCAGCAGATATTTTACGTCATGCTTTACGCTGCCTTGATAACGAAGGTTTTGATACTGTTCTACACGTTCACGATGAAATTGTTATTGAGACAGATAATCCAGACAAAGCACAAAAAGCATTAGAAAGAATAATGAAAACGCCGCCAGCGTGGGCGGAAGGTTTACCTTTAGACATAGAAGTTTCCGTTATGGGGCGGTATGGCAAATGATCGCGGTATGGTTTTCATGTGGTGCAGCTAGTGCAGTTGCCGCTAAATTAGCATTAGAAAAGTATTCTGATGTTCGCGTGATAAATAATCCAGTGGCTGAAGAGGACGAAGACAATCGCCGCTTCTTGCGTGACGTTGAGGCGTGGCTTGGAGTTAAGATTGAAAGCGCCGTTAATCCTAAATATCCTACGTCGTCAGCTTATGACGTGTGGGCGCATCGCAATTACATGTCCGGCGTGAGCGGTGCTGTTTGCACAGTAGAATTAAAGAAGCGTGCGCGACAAATTTGGGAACAAACAAACAAAGCCGAATGGCATGTGCTTGGCTTTACTGTTGATGAAAAACATAGGTTTAATAGGTTTGTTTTAACTGAACGCGATAACGTTTTACCTGTTTTAATTGACGCCGGATTAACAAAACAAGATTGTTTAGATCGCATCGTAGCCGCTGGCATAAAGCCGCCGCGCGTTTATGGTCTTGGCTTTCCTAATGCTAATTGCATTGGCTGCGTAAAAGCAACGTCGCCGACATATTGGAATCTTGTCCGTCGCACACATCCAGAAGCGTTTCAACAGCGCGCCGAACAATCGAGGGGGCTCGGCGTAAAATTGGTGCGGTATAAAAACAAACGCATTTATCTTGACGAGCTTCCATCGGATGCAAAAGGAAGACCGATAGCAAAAATGCAAATTGACTGCGGTATATTTTGTGAGGAAAGAATATGACTTTCGTTGATTTTCTTAAAAGCCTTGCATTTGATGGCGAGACAGCGCTGTTTGTTAAACAAGTATTAAAGAAGCGTGACGGTCAAATTTATTATTTTCCTGACGGAACGCCCGATTCAACTTATCCTGCTTACTTACCAGAACAGGCGCGCATACGCGAAGGCGATGCGTGGTATGGCAATACGGGCTGTTACATCTTAGAGCGTTTCACTGACGGTAAAGTTAGCGCATCAGCCGCTAATTGTGATTACGTTCTTGTTATGATGCTAGATGATATTGGATCGTTGAAAGATTACGGTCAACTAAAGATACCGCCGTTAGAACCTACGTGGAAGATGGAAACAAGCGAAGGTTCTATTCAGTGGGGCTATGCTTTTAACCCAGATAATCAACCAACGACGAATGAGTTCAGCGCAGCGATTAACGCCATACGTGACGCGCTCTACACTGACAAGGGCGCGGTCAATCCCGTGCGTAACTTTCGTCTCCCTGGCAGCGTAAACTTTAAGCGCGGGCGTAACAACTTTGCGGCTAAATTGCTTGAGTTTCATCCAGACCGTTTGTTCTCACTCGACCAGATCTGCACCGCTCTTGATGTAACGCCAGGAGAGGCGAACACAGCGCGCGGGCACCACATACGCATTAAAGATACCGGCGGTGATAATGTCACAGCGTGGCTGAACGAGAACAACCTTATCTTGTCCAGCAATAACAATGAAGGCTGGCGCAGCGTTATCTGTCCTAATCATGCAGAGCACAGCGAAGGATTAGAAGGCCGCTATCAGTCATCGACTCGATCATATTTTTGTTTTCACGGTCATTGCATAGATAAGATCGACAGCAATTATTTTTTAAAATGGGTTGCTGACAATGGTGGGCCGCAAGAGAAGCAAGGTTTGCGGAGTGAACTGCTAACAGATCTCGGTAAGAAGGTTCGCGCTAACATAGAACCAACTGCGGCGTTCCCAGATGATGCTAAAGCGCGTCAGACTGAAGCTGAAATCTTAACTGCAAAAGTAGAAGATCGCGGTAAATGGTTTAAAGAGTGGGCGTATGTTGTAACTGATGATGGTTATTTTAATTTAGTTAATCGTCGTGAGGTTTCGCGGCCATCTTTTAACGCGATTTTTCGTGGCACTAAATGCGTGTCGATACATACTAATCGTCGCATCGAAGCGTCAACATATTTTGATGAAAACCGTGAAGCGTCAGGGGGCGAACTTGTCAATGAGATCACTTACGCAGCGGGTGAGAAGGCGCTTGTTACGCGCGATGGTCTTATCTATGGCAATAAATGGATTAACGCGCGCCCAGAGATCAAACACTCAACAACAAGCATAGATCGTTGGTTGAAGCATTGTGAGACGCTTGTGCCAACAGACTTTGAGCGCGAGCATATCTTCGACATGATGGCGTTCAAGTTACAACATCCAGAGCTTAAAATTAATCACGCGGTGTTGCATGGCGGCGATGAAGGCGCTGGCAAAGATCTTATGTGGGCACCGTTCATATGGAGCATCTGCGGCCCGTTCCAGCGCAACTACGGTTTGATTAAGAATGAGTTGATTAACAATCAGTGGGGCTATCTTTTAGAAAGCGAGATCGTTGTCCTTAACGAGCTGAAGGAAGGCGAGGCCGTCGAGCGCCGCGCGTTGGCTAACCAACTAAAGCCGCTTATCGCTGCGCCGCCGGATCTTATCTCGATCAACCGTAAGGGCTTGCATCCGTATTATATGCTTAACCGTCTATTCGTCCTGGCGTTCACCAACCATCGCCTACCGATCACGCTTGAGTCGTCCGACCGTCGCTGGTTCTGCATATGGTCAACGTCGCCGCGTATGAATAGTGAGGACGGCGCGGAAATGGCCGCTTGGTATCAGAAGGAAGGCTTTAACGCTATCGCTGGCTGGCTGCACGACCGCAATGTGGCTAAGTTTAATCCTGGCATGTTCCCACCTCTGACGGACTACAAGCGTTCGCTCATCGAGAGCGGCATGTCTATCGCTGAGAGTTACATCTTAGACGCGATCAATAACCAGAAGCACCCGTTTACGCGGCGCGTTATCGGTAGCCCGTTCCATAAGATCTGCCAAGAGTTATCCAAGGATGATGACGCGCCGTTTACCAAGATGAAGATCCCGCCAGCGGCGCTATTTCAGGCGCTCAAAGAAGCCAAATGGATTGACTGTGGTTCTGTTGGCACAAAAGAGCATCAGACCAAGAAGCACATGTTCTGCGCGCCTGATATGTTGGATCAGTTTACTAAAACTGAACTGCGTAACATGCTCGAAAATACGGTGAAAACAAATGTTAAGACTGAAGATTCTAATGTTATCCCTATTGATAAGTCTGTGCCTAAGTGGATGTGAGTTGACGAAGATCGTTTATCACACTTGCAAGGAGGGGCTGTGCCGTTGACATTTATGAGAAACGGTGGGATCATGGTCTGACCCTTATGGAGGGTTAGCTCATGTTCGCCTTTGCATTACTGCAAGAATTTTTATTTTTGTTGTTTCGTCCACCTCATCCAGCGCCTTTTCGAGCGCCAAGCGAAGCCGGTTGCTTTCGTCAACGGCGGCGCTGATCGTCCATTGTGAGCGTTGCCTAGCTTCCTCGTATCCTTTAAGATAGGCGCTGCTTACTTCCTGTTGCAGCGCTTTCAAGCGCCGCTCGAATTCGGTGTTTGTCATGGATAACCTAATGGGGGCTGTTGAAGTAGATCGTAACGGCCCACCGTTGCGTTTATCGCAGCGGGAGCTATCCCCGCGCATAAGGAACTCGCTGGCGCGCTTAAAGAGCACTTTATACAATGATCCTACTGTTTACGAAAGCCTGCGCGACCGTATGACAAATAATCTTGCTAACATAATGGCAGATTATAATAGCTATATGCAGCCGCCGCCTATTCATTATCAAGCGCAGCCTATCTTTGGCGAGCTTCCCCAGATACCGCAATCGCCAGGCTACCCATACGACGAAACAGACGAATATTTGTTCGGCAAGACGCGCATGGGGCCGGTCAATTATTTTAACCCGCGCAATTATTACGGCCCATAAAAAAGCCCCGCGCCTTTCAGCGCGAGGTCAAGTCAAGGGGAGGTCAACACGTCCCTCTTAGTAACATATACCCAGGCCGTCGTATAGCAGGGCCGGATCGACTAACTGATATGTAAACATGTCATTTGATCCCTAGTAAGACTTCAATTAGCACCGTTACTAGCACCGTCAGCGCGCTTTGTTCTTTTGTACTGTGTCCCATTTAGTCTCGCCTCCCAACATCTAACACCATAAATGACCGTCGAATGATCGCGCTTGAATATGCGCGCCAGCTTTAGATAGCTTGAGTGTGTCTCATGCCGCGCGCGATACATAGCTTTCTGACGCGCCTGGACGAACTTGGGCTTGTTCTTGTGGGCGATGATGTCCGACGGGAATATGAGAAACTCATCGGCCACTTCAGCTATTATCTCGCGCACGAACACGTCACCCTCTCGTTCGGTTGTCTCATCCCACCATGCGGAGCGCATCTTGGAGCTCTACTTTCTCTTTTACGACCTTGATACGCGATGCAATGCTGCCCGGTAGCTGGTTCATTGCCTCGCCTATCTGTTGGTTTGTTAGCCCTTGCTGTCGCATGCCCCAGATTTGTTGTTCATAGGGCGTTAACGCGCCGGGATCTTTTAGCTGTCTTTGTGCGCCTGTTTTCATGCGCGCGCCCCTATCTCGCCCTCTATCAACTGGCGTCTAAAATCATCGCACTCATACTCTAGCATGACGCGCAGCGCGTCAGTGTCGAGTCGATACAACATTTGCAGAAATTCATAGTAGTCTTTCATCTTAGACATGGTTAGTAGTCCCTCTTATCTTCGCCAGCATCTTCCTCACACGCCTCTAATAGATCATCGCTATCAATAAGCGCGTCATGTATGAGCTTATAAAGCCAATGATCTTGTGAGAGGTTAAGCGCTGGCACGTCTTTTTTATTAGAGTTTAACGTGATGGCCGTAATGTCTACGTCAGTCACCCACGGCTCAAATATACCTACGTCAGGCTCGGCATCCGCGATGCTATAGTCTACGTCTATCTCGCCCGCCGCCATGACGGCATAGCCCTTGATCAGTTCAAGCTCATCGAAGTAATATGTGAATTTCATTTTATCCCCCTTAGTCGTTCTCAGCTCGTGGGCCTTCATAGCTAAAGTAAGCATCAGCCCGGCGCTCATACTCATTGTCGAGCGCCTCGCGCATGGACTCGCGCGCGTCGATTAGATGCCACGGTAGAGGCGCGGGCTGCGCGTCGATGATCTTTATGAGCGCGTCGAGCGCTTCGATCTCTAGTTCAAGCTCTAACATCACGCCGCCTCTTCATCGCTGTATTCGTCGATCATGTGTTGCGCTATCTCGCGCCAATTAACATCATCCAGAAACGCAAAAGCGTAATCGCGCGCGACGCCTTCGCTGCTATTGGATACGATTATCTCTTCCGCATAATCTTTGAGGGTTTGCCCTAAATCATAGGCGTCTTCATGCGCGCCTTGCCAATAGTCGCGCGGGTTAAACCCGTCGAATATCTCTAAGTTTACGCGCCATGTGGCGTAGTTAGTCCAGCCGTTATAATCGCTCATTGTGTTGTCTCCTGTGTGGATTTATTACATTAACTTCCTTGAACGGCATCGCCGCACTCTTTAACAAACGCATCAGCCGCGCGTTTGCATTCGGTTATAAAATCTTCGTCATTGATTGGTGAAACAATAGCCATACGCGCCAATATGCAGCGCGCCACCCATTCATTGTCGATCTCAAGAATATTCATCACATCTTCTACTAATAGCATATTACGCTCCCGCTAGTTTGCGCGCTATCGCAAGCGCTTCGTTCTCTTTGGCCGTGCGCTTCGCCGGATCTTTGCGCGCCGCGCGCACGACCAACAATTTAAACGCGCGCGTCTCTTTGACTTGCTTTGTCTCTGTCTCTAGTTTTTCAAACCATGTCGCCATCGCTATTTTCTCCTGTGGATTTATTACACAAACTACCCTAAATTGTTATGTTGATTTGTTATGCGTAGCAAAAATATAGCACCGCCAGCGCCATCATCGGGACAAATAACGTCGCGGCAATGGTAAAAACGATAGTTTCGATGATCTGAATGGTTCGCATGTGATTTGCTCCTGGTTGATGATTGACTTTTCCACAATTGGATGATTTTGTCAATAACTTTTTTACAAGGGCGTTATTTAGGGTAATCGAAAGGTAGTGAAAAGGTATAGGTTAGGGCGGTTTTTGGGTGTAACGTAACGCGCTGAATTGGCAGGGGTTTAGCTTGTTTTAGGGTAGTTAGGGTAATTGATAAACCTTTATTAGAATTTTATGTAATAGTCTATAAGATTAGTATATTAACTTTATAATACAGTAGGTAGGACTGCGAAAACGATTGCCCTAATTACCCTACGCCCGTTATATCGCGTTAAATCAGTTGTTTAGGAAGCAAAAGCGATTGCCTTTGCACTACCCTACGAAACTACCCTATTTTTGCCCTAGCCGCCCCGCCGACGCAAACTTGCAAACTTCCCCTGGGAAGTCCCCAGTGATGCGGTTGCGACTTGAAATGCGATTGCCCTAATTGCCCTAAACTAAATGTCTACTTAGTTTATGTAAACGTAATTGTAGACTGGAGATTGTAGACAGGGGGACTGGGCCTTGCGCAGTCTGGGAATATCTACGCAGGGACTGCACAAACTTTTTTATTTTTTATTTTTGTGTGCTATAAAACTTTTTATGGCTTTCTATGCAGATGGTGGCTTTAGTTCCATCCCCCATGAGCCGCGCGAAATACGGGCAACCGAAGCACGGCTAGAAAAGATTTACGAAGCCGCTAAACGCGGACTCAAAGGCGACGCACTGGCGTTAGCTTCTGGGATGCTGCCGACTGAGTATCGGCGGTTAATACAGCTCGACCCGATAGCGGAGTATGCAGAGATCAAAGGCCGCGCTGAAGGTGAGATGGAAATGGCTGATGTGTTGCGTAATGCGGCTATAGCTGGCGACACCAAAGCGGCGTTAGATGTGCTAAAGCATGTTCACAACTGGGTAGCCAAACAGGCTGTCAGCGTAGAGGTTAACCAGACGATCAGCATCACGGCGGCGCTACAAGAAGCGCAACAGCGCGTGATTGAAGGGCAGATCATAGATGCAAACGACTATATACAGCCCGGAGGAAGAACAGCGTTTGATGGCGACGCTGTGGAATCCAGCGCTGAAAAACGACCCGCTGGCCTTCGTCAGATTAGCGTTCCCGTGGAAGAAACCGAATACGCCCCTTGAGCACTTCGAGGGGCCGCGTAAATGGCAGCGGGAAATTCTGACAGAATTACGCGAGCACATCAAAGCAAACAACGGCAAGATAGACTTTGAGACGCTGCGGATGGCGGTGTCATCGGGGCGCGGAATTGGTAAGTCTGCCCTCGTTAGCTGGCTGACGATCTGGATGCTGACCACGCGGATCGGCTCAACGACCATTGTGTCGGCTAACTCCGAAGCGCAGCTCCGTAGCGTCACTTGGGCTGAGATCACCAAGTGGTTGAGTATGTCGATACACAGTCACTGGTTCGAGGTATCCGCAACGCGAGTGCTACCGGCGAAGTGGATAGCGGAGCTGGTCGAACGAGATCTGAAAATGGGAACACGCTATTGGGGCGTAGAAGGGCGGTTGTGGAGTGCAGAGAATCCTGACGCATATGCTGGCGTGCACAACTTCGCGGGTGTCATGCTGGTATTCGATGAGGCGAGCGGAATTGATGATAGTATCTGGTCAGTTGCAGCGGGCTTTTTTACGGAAAATACCCCTAATCGCTTTTGGTTGTGCTTCAGCAACCCCCGTCGTAACTCTGGTTACTTTTATGAGTGTTTTAACTCCAAGCGAGACTTTTGGCGAAATAAAATTGTCGATGCCAGATCTGTCGAAGGCACGGATAAAGCCGTCTACCAACAGATCATTGACGAGTATGGCCCCGACTCAAGCGCAGCCCACGTCGAGGTCTACGGTCAGTTCCCCAACGCCAGCGACGACCAGTTCATCGGAAACGCGTTGGTTGACGAGGCAATGGAACGTCCCGCTATATCCGACCAGTCCGCGCCCATCGTGGTCGGAGTGGATCCAGCACGCTTTGGTGCCGACGCTACCGTAATAGCGATACGGCAGGGCCGCGACATACTGAGCATCCGACGACACCGTGGCGACGACACGATGGAAGTCGTGGGCCGCGTGATCGACGTGATCGAAGAGTATAAGCCTGCGCTGGTCGTGATCGACGAGGGCGGACTCGGCGCAGGCGTCGTGGATCGGCTGAAGGAACAGCGCTACAAGGTGCGAGGCGTAAACTTCGGCAACAAGTCAACGAAGCCCATGATGTATGGCAACAAACGCGCAGAGATGTGGGGCGCGATGAAGGACTGGCTGAAAGACGCCTCCATACCGAAGGACAGGTATCTAAAGTCAGACCTGATCGGGCCTATGATGAAGCCCGACAGTAAGGGAACGATATTCTTAGAGTCTAAGAAAGATATGAAGTCGCGAGGTCTGGCCTCCCCAGACGCAGCGGATGCTATAGCGGTGACGTTCGCATTTCCTGTCGCCAGACGCGAGCAACGAGTAGACAACCAGCGCCGCGTCAGCTATGGTCAAGGCTCCGCATCGTCTGGATGGATGGCTTCATAATGGTATCGTTATCGGTAGGCCGTGGCGAGAAACTGTCCACGAAGGCTGGCGCTGGTTTGACCGCTAAAGGTCGTGCTAAGTATAACAAGGCCACTGGCAGCAAGCTGAAAGCACCTGCACCTAATCCAAAGACTAAAGCGGATGAAGGACGTAAAAAATCCTTTTGCTCAAGAATGGCGGGTGTAGTCGCTAAATCGAAAAACGCTGACCGCGCTAAAGCATCAATGAAAAGGTGGAACTGTGGCAAGTAAGCCGGGACTTTACAGTAATATTCACGCAAAGAAAGCACGCATCGCAGCCGGATCGGGCGAGAAGATGCGTAAGGTTGGGGCTAAAGGCGCACCAACAGCCAAGGCGTTCAAAGAATCCGCCAAGACGAGGAAGAAATAATGGCGAATACTAAGCCAATCGGCGTCGCCTATGAAGATCAAGATA